GTGTTGACGACTACGAACCTCACGCCGTAGTCGGTTCCGTCGTCCTGGGCGCGGAAGAGCGTCGTCTCTGCGATAACGTCCGTACTCGTGACGGGCGAGTCGTTTTCGGCGACGTACGCATTCTGTACCGTGATGGTCATGCTCCGCGAAGCCGACGCGGAGAAGGCCAGGACCAGGTCACTTTCGGTGTCGGCGGTATGGCCGTTGATCAGGGCGTCCGAGGTCCAATCGGTGACCAGTCGGAACGTAATTTCCTGGTCGTCGCTGGATCCGGGGTCCGCGGTGTACAGCGACGACAGGGTATCGCCGACGAGGTAGCGGCGCGACAGCCGGTTGTCGATGGTCAACTCGGCCGAGCGCCACAGGTACGATGCGGCGTTCCACGTCACGGCCTGCCCCTGGAAGTGGCGGATCTCGGTCGCCGCCGACGCGGCGTAGCTTGGCGTTCCCGCCGACACGCGACCGCCGCTCGACTGCGCGATCAGGTCCAACGTCACGCGGACGAGCCCGCCGGCCTCACAGCGGAGGACGAGGCGCGAGATACGGGCCCCGGCGAACACCTCGGCGGTTCCGTTCCCCTTCACCTCCTCCACCGTGAGCCCGCCGGTCGGCTTGGTCGGGCCGACGAGGTAGGTATGGGTATAGGGCGAGGCGCCGCCGGTCGTCGTGGGCGTACCCCACAAGGCGTGCTTGAGGAGCAGGCCAACACCCTCGTACGTCCCGATCAGATCGATCGTCCCGCCGTGCTCGATGCTCACGTCGAAGTGCCTCTGCGCCGCGCGCGCGTTCGGCGTGTGCCCGCCGATCACAGGGATCTTCGCCTTGGTGTACCGAGTCCGGATATTGCCTGACACGGCCCGGAACCAGTGCGTACGGGAGACGGCGGTCCCGTAGGTGGTCTCCTCGGCGAATCCATAGGCGAGACCGCGAGCGCCAGAATAGATGGGCATGGCTACTGCTCCGATACGTTTTGGACGCGGATAAGCGACCGATGTTCAAGGGTTCTTGCCTGCGTCGTCTTGACGCGACAGACGATGGTGTATGACGTACCGCTCGACCCCGCCGCGACGTACACCGCCACGCCACCGTCGAGCAGTCGGCACTTGGACAGGTCCCACGCCCCCGACACGCCCGCCCCTCCGGACTGGACCTGTGCAAGCGTCAGCTCGTCCACCTCCTCCCACAAGAGACGACCGGCGTACGGGTCTTGCCGCTGCAAGAGCAAGGCGCCGAAGTCCACGAAAACGTAGGTCTCTTCGGCGGACATCTTCGCGAACGTATCGATCGGCTTCGTGTCACCCGGTCGCTGCGGCCGTGCGATGGTCGCCCGCTGGCTCGGCGTGCCCAGGAAGGGGCGCCCGATCAGGAGCGAGCCCGACACGAACGAGGACACGAGGTCGGACGGGGTCCCCGCCCCGCTGTATCCGACGTAAACGAAAACGCATTTGACGATCGCGGCGGACACCGTGAGATTGTCCACGTGGATCGTCAGGATGTTGCTCGCGTACGTGAACGTCGACCGCTTGTACGTCAGCAGGGTAGTCCCGTCGGAGTCCGTGACGCGGAGGTCGGCGCCGTCGCTCCGGATGGCGGACCAAAACACGGCGTCGGTCGGGTCGATGGTGATGGCCACGTCCGACGCGCCGCCCGCATGCGACGAGCCGTCTACCGCGATGGAGCGGCGGATGCGCCAGTCGGACGAGTACCAGCTCACCTATACCCCCACGGCGGACGACGCATGCCAGTATACTACCACCTCGGCGTATACCCCCGCCGTGTTTGGGAGACCCTGCGCGCTGCCGTCGAACGTCCCGGCCCGCACGATGAGGTCAATGACCAGTCCGCCGAGAGTGCGGTCGGCCTCAAGCGCTTGGCACAGGTCATCGAGGAGGTCGGCCCCCGCCGCCTGCCGGTCGCCCGTCGAGTCGTTGGCGGTCGGTGCGAACGCCATCAGGTCTACTACCAGCTCTCGGCGGTAGCGGCCGACCTGCGGCCCGTGGTCGCTCGTGAGCTGCCCCAGCGCGAGCATAGCAAACGGGGGCGTGGGCTCCGTCCCGCGCGTAGGACGGCCGAGGATCCGCTTGGCGGATGGCGACAGGTCATAGGTGTAGGTGCCCGTCCCCGTGGCGCTCGCAAGCGCCGTACGGACCGCGGTCAGGACGTCACTCGTGGTGCTACTCGGCACGAAGCGCCCCCTCTGCCGCGGCGCGGAGGCGATCGGCGAACCCCTCTTGCGAGGCGGCGAACCCATCGCGAAGGAAATATTTTGGCCGGATGGTCACACGCGGCACGAGGCGGAACCATACCTCCGAGCGCGCGCCCGTCCCTTTCTTGCCGCGGCCCGCGATGTCACGCACGAGCAGTCCCGCGTTGCCGTTGTGGATCGGCTGGAAGCGCAGGCCTGGCACCTCGCGAGGCGAGGCGTACCGCGCCTCTCCGGACGGCTTCAGCGCAGGACCCACGGGGATCGCGAGGAACCGGCCCCGCTTCGGCCGGATGGTGGCGCCCCTCTCCTGCGCGCGCCCGTACCGCACCTCCCCTCCCCCTTTGGAGAGCCCGCCGCCGCGGAGCCGGAATCCGAACCCATCGGGCGTCTCGTCCACCTCTCCGGAGATCGTCCGGGCGAGCCGTCCGGTGCGGCGCCGAAGCCGCTCGTCGTAGAACCCAATCGCCGCGCTCTCCGCCCGGAGCGCGGTTGACAGAATCTCGCGCATCAGTGCCGGGCGTAGCCGCTCCTCGAACGCATGCAGCGCCCCGGCGAACACCTCTAGCTCTTGCGTTGTCACGACATAGGTCCGGGCAGCACGTACGGGCCGAGGCCCGCCATTATGTAGTCCGGCAGGTCGAACCGCTCTCCCAGGCCGCGCGCCGTGTCCTGGTAGCTTACAGACCCTCCGCCCTCGCTGGACTCGCTGGCCTTGCCCTGCGTACGTCGCAGCTCAAACAGGTATTTCACCGCCATGCGCGCCAGGTTCTTTAGGTCCGCCGGGACCGTGACGAAGCCCGCGGTATACGCGACGCGAATACGACCAGACCCCACGCCCCACGTTCCCCACGTCGCCGTACTCTTGAGTCGGATCAGGCGCCCCTCTACGATGGCGTAGTCCGTCGAGGGGACGAGGTAGGTTGAGTCGGTGAAGTCGAGGTCCGCGTCGTCGTACACGCTCGTGATCGCCGTCGCCGGTGTCACGCGCAAGAGTAGGTCACGCCCGCCTATGGAGTCGTGGTCGAGCGTGTAGCTCGTGCTCTCCATCGTGGGCGCAGCGCCCACCGTCGCAGGCGGGTAGCCGCACTTCCGGGCGAACGCATGGCCTACGGCATCGATGAGGACGTTGAGTAGCGTCGCCTCGTCCGTGATCCCCGGCAGGGCGTAGCGCGCCTCGGTCGGGGTGATCAATGCCACGTCACACCGCCGCGGAGAGCGCCTCGGCGCGCGCGACGCATGCCGACGCGAGGTCCGCCTTGCCGCCGATGGCGGCCCAAACGGCGAGCCCGTAGAGGCTCGCGTCGTGCTCACCCGCCGTCACCTGCGCGGGCGTGGCCTTGAGCGCCTCGGCACCGAGCCGAGGGAGCCCGGACAGCGCCTCGGCCGGCGCAGCGCCGAAGATGCCCTGCCGCGCACGCAGGGCCTTGATCGCCTGCCGCACCGCGGGCGTCCGCTTGACGTAGGCGGTCGGCACCCCCGACTTGCAGGTGAAGCCCAGCGACTTCGCCAGGATCTGGCCCGCGAGTTCGGCGGATACCTCCACCTCGGCGCCGGCCGGGAACGCGATCCCCTTGACGGTCACACCGTCGCGGTGGGTATCGGGCTGGCCAGAGCCGGAGTACACGAGGACGCAGCGCATATCAGCTCCGGAGCACCTGGAAGCGGACCGCGACGAGGACATCCATCGCGACACCGGTCCCGCTGTGCGTCATGTCGATGTAGAGCGGGTCGGCCTGCGTGATCTCCAGGTCGGCGCCGCTCGCGGTCAGCGTGACGTTTTCCGCAGTGCCCTGCGTGAGCGCCGTGCTCGCGGTCGTACGCGCGGCGGCGAGCGCCGTCGGCGTAGCCGTGTCCTTGTACGGACGGAGCGACCCGTAGTTGGTGGCGTTCGCCGCGCTCGTCGCCTGCGGCAGATACGAAATCGACAGCACCTGCCACGTCTCGGCAGAGGTCGGCGGCATGAGGTAGACGCGACCGGCGGTGCCAGCGGCGACCGAGCGGAACAGTTCGAGGGTGAGGTATTCCACGAGGACTCCGAATCAGAGGTTGCGCAGGATGGCGGCCGGCTTCTCGGTGGACAGACACCGCGTCGCGAGCACCGAGGACCGCTTGACGCCGATGTAGCGCGCCCCCTTCTCAGGGTGCGTCACGTCCCAATCGCCGTTGGTGGCGCTGTGGGAATAGTGGACGTAGGCGTTCGGGTTGACGTAGACGATTTGGCCCGTGGTGCCCGAGTTGGTGAAGAGCCCGGTCGAGGCGTATTCCTTCCGAACGAACTGGCTGATGATGATCTGAGTGGTGCCGACGGCGCCGATGGTGTTGCCCGGCAGGAGCGACGCCTGCGGGCCGAACTTGTCCACGCTCGCGAAGAGCGAGGAGGCCAGGATCTCCGTGTAGAAGGTGTCCAACCCGGTGATCATGACGGCGCCCGCCGCGAGGTTGCCCATGTTGGACAGCGCCCCGAAGTGATCATCGGCGTCGAAGGTGCCCGACGTGTCGGTCGTGGTGCTGTCATCGAACGCGCGGGCGCGGAATCCGATCCAGAACTTCAGCGGACTCTGCGAGCCGTCGAGGTCGCCCGCGGTGTAGTAGCCGCCAAGCGTCCAAGACGCGAGCGCGTCCTGATGCGACGCGGCGGTATCGGCGTGGAGAAACGCCGCTTCCAACGTGTCGGCGTCGCCGGCCTCGATCCAATCCATGACAAATGCCATGGGATCCGCGAGGACCAGCGCGCCCTCATCAACGAAATTGTCATCGAGAAGGACGTTGATCACGCGGTCTTTGACCGAGATGGTGGTGTCAGCCGTGGTGAACTGCTGCACCGGGTAGCGCGCGGGGTCGTTGGTGGTGGCACCGCGGAGCCGGGCGATCGCGCGACCGGTCACGGTCGGCTGCTTGAAGGTCTTGGCGGGCGCCTCGACCACGGGCACCAGCGCGGCCACGGAGCGCGCAAGGTCGGTCGGCCGCCGAAGGTCGGCGATCGTCGGGGTCGCGATCAGCTCGGCGCCGACGCCGGCGCTGTTGGCGATGATCCGCTGCAACGCGGCGCGGCTCTCGAACGCAGAGCGCAGGAAGGAGCCGGCCTCGCCCGGCATGGCCAGGGCCGCCGACCGCAGCGACAGGAACGACCGCTGCACGACCGGGTGGGAGTAGCTGCCGAACACCCTCGCGGCCATCGCGTACGACCGATAGGCGTCGGTCACGCGCTGGTGCTCACGGGTCACCGGGTAGCGCGCCGTCAGGAGTCCCTCGCGCGCCTGCTCCACGACCGAGCCGTCGGGCAGCTCGACGCGCTCGACGGTGGGGCCGAGCTGCATGGACCCGTCGGCGCGGCCGTAGCGCGTGGTCACCGCCGAGTCGGTCCCGCCGGGCACCCATTCCGCACGGGCGCCCGCCTTCGCGCGTGACAGCGCCTCGGTAGCCGCAGGCAGCATGCGCTCGATGCGCTCGAGCTTGCGGGCGTTGTCGCCGGCCACCTCGAGGATCGCCGCTCGGTGGGCGTCGAGGGTGCGCGCGAGGTCGGACACGGCCGCCTTGTCATCAATGGGCCGGATCTCGCCGAGGCGCTCGACGGCGCCTCCGCCGCCTCCGCCGTCGGCGGGCGCGTAGCAGATGGAGGAGAGGAGGCGAGCGATGTGCATGTCAGGCTCCGGATCGGAGGAGGTCTGCGACCGTCCGGACATCCGGACAGGCCAGGGGGGACGAGAGGCGGGACAGCTCGTCGCGCACGCGGCGCGTCACGAGCGCGTCAATGTACGCGCGGGCGCGGGGTTCGTTGGCGAGGAACGCGAGCAGGCGATCGGCGTCGAAGACCTCGCCCCGGGCGGCGCGCTCCATGTCCTCGGCGCCCTTGCGATACAGGCGCTCGATCACGACCGCGGCCTGGTCCGCCGGGGTCGGGGTGATCGTGCCCTCGATCAGCCGGTTCGGCCGCGTCGCGGAGCCCATGACGAGCCCCTCCTCGGGACCACACGGACCGTCCATCGGCTCGCGCCAGTGCGGATCGGCCTTGTCGAGCTCGCCGCGGCGTACGCTGTCGCCCGGGAGCCAGCCCACGGACGTCGCGTTCAGGATGCCGCGCTTGACCTGAGCCTTGCGCTTCTGGGCGAGCTCGTCGTCCGGGTCGAAGAATGCGCGCCCGACGAGCGCGCGCTTCCCGTCCACGTCGGCGACCGCGAGGTCTTGCCACTGCCCGAGGAGCACGTCGGGGTTGTGGTTCCACAGGATCGGCACCCCGGCGCCGTTCGCGCGAGAGAGGTCCCAGAACTGCCGCACGATGTGACCGTCCGTCGCCTCGCCCTCGGTCGAGAGCACGAACGCCGGGCGGTCGTCCGCGGCGGCGAGCTCGGCCCCGGTGGACGGGTCCAGCAGCGTCACGCGCTCGGCGCTCACGTCCGCGAGCAGGCGCCCGATCAGCGGCAGCGGCCGGCCGGCGGCGATGCGGGCGGAGGCGATGGCGCGGAGGTCCATACTGCGACGCATACCGCTAGCGTCCATGCGATGCAACCCGGGCACTTTCGCCCTCACCCGATCTGGATCGGGCGGCGGCCACAGCGGCAGTTGATGTCCTCGCTCGCTACGCCACTGAGCCCTGGCCCGCTCGTCGTCGCGCCGCTCGGCAGAGTCCACGTCCCGCCGACGACAACGCGCTGGCGGTCGAGCGGGCGGTGGGTCGAGCGCACCGCCGCGTCACGTGCCGTGACCCACTCCAGCTCGAGCTGCACTCCGACGCGAGCGGCTTCCGCGTAGCGCGCCGACTGGCCCGACGACTGCGCGCGCACCGTCTCCGTCCTCGCGATGCGCTGGGCTCGCGGGCGGTCGAAGCTCTGGTCATCCATGAGGTTCGAGGCGATCTCCTGCGGCGTGCGTCCTACGTCGATGCCCTCTTGCACGATTGCGCGCACGCGCTCCCGCGAATAGTCGGCGGCTGCCGCGGCGGTCTCTTCGAGCGGCGCGAGGTCTGCGGGGACCGGACGCGCGGGCGGCACCTGCGAGAGGTCCAGGTCCTTGAGCGCCTCGGCGGCGCCCTCCTCCCAGGTCGTGAGCCAATCGGGAGAGAGACCATCGAGCCATCGCTGACGCGCCGCCTCGACATCCCCGAGGACCGCGTCGAGGTCTACGGCTCCGTACTCGACGCCTCCCCCATCGCCGGGCGGAGGCGCGCGCGAGTCCCATCCCGCAGACCGCGCAGCGGCCTCCAGCTCCCGCAGCACGGCGGCTACATACGCGTCCCGCTCCTCGCGGAGCACGCGCGACGTCGCGGTCAGGAGCTCGCGGTCACTCCGCGCGCGCGCCACCTCGATCGCGCGCCACGCGACCGCGCGTGTCTCCTCCTCCGCGTCGTCCTCGCCCTCGGCCTCGGCACGTGCCGCCGACACCGCCGCCTTCGCCTCGTCCACGATCTCGCGCTGGTGGTCGAAGCCTCTTGAGCCGACAACCCCCCATTTCAGTTGCGCGATAACGCCGGGCAGCCGGAAGTCTTCATAATGCCGCGCCGCCCACGCCTCACGACGTGCGACCCAAGCAATGGTTGCCTCTCCGCGGTCCCCGTCCACGTAGCGACTCCACGCCTCGAAGGCGTCGTTTCCGTCGAAGCCGGCGGCGCCCTCGTCGCCGTCGCTTCCCTCGCCGCCCGCGCCCCACAGCTCCGGCCAGTCCTCGCGGATGTCCTCGACGTAGTCGTACGGTGGGCGCTCGTAGTCCGAGTCCTCCAAGCGCGGCGCCTCAGCGTCGAGCCCCCTCGCGGTCCGGCCGAGCAGTTGCGCCACCGTGCGCGGCGCCGCCTCCGCTGGTGCGGTCGGGGGCGCGCCGCCGACCGCGCCCGCTTCGCCTGCGGGACGAGGCGGCGCCGCGGCGGGCGAGGCCGGAGCGGGTGGCAGCGGCACGCCGCCGAGCAGAGGCGGCCCCTCCGGCTCTGGGAGGTCGATGCCCTCGGCGCGCGCCGCCTGCTGTGCGCTGTAGCCCAGCTCTACCAGGGCCCGCATGCGCGCGATGGATTCGGAGCGGACGGCGATATTCCCCGGATGACTCGCCAAGTCGATCCGCGCGGTCACCTGGTCAGCGCGCGCCGCCCACCGTCCGCCAGCACGGCGGGCGAACTGTTGTGCCAGCGGACGCAGCAGGTATGCTTCGATGAGCCCGACCAGCCATTCATCCTGCCCCGCCTGCACCCGCTGCTGGATCGCGGCGGTGGCGTAGGTCGACGCCTCGCCGCCCACCTCGACGGGCACGACCGCGAGGGCCATAAGCGCCGAGGTACGGGCCTCGCGCATGGCGTCGGGCGAACGGAGGTCGGCCGGCGAAAGGCCGGCGTCCCTCACCTCGAGGTTGGCGGGCAGGGCGAACACGCGCCGCCCGCCGTCCGGCCCGCCGCTGAGCGCGGTAGTCAGGTGCTGCACCACGGCTTGCCGGTTCGCTGCGACGGCAAGGAAGCCTGCGCCTTGGGCGTCTTTCGCCGTTACCACGATGTCGGCACCACCCTGCGATATCATGGACGCAGTCTGCTGAAGTGCGATCCTCTCGCTCTCGATCAGCGGCGCGAGCGACTCCGCCGCTCCCGTCCCAAGCTCGGAGCGGCCATCGGCCGACCAGGACAGCAGCCGCAGCATGGACACTGACCGACGAGGGTACAGCACCGGCGCCTGTCCAGACACACGATATTCCAGGTAGTCTGTATCTTTCGACCGCACGTGCGACACACACCGCGGATGAAGGCGCGTCAGCCCGATGACGTCGCCGCCCGCGGTCACGGTCGGCGCGCAGTATGCGATTCCGGTCAGCTTCAGATCGGCGACGAGCTGTGCGATCAGGTGCTCTCCGGGCTCGGCCGGAAACAGGGCGTCCAGGTCGGCGGGGTCGGGCCGCGCGAGCAGGCGCAGGTAGCTCCCGACCCACGGCACGCGCTCCGGGTCAAGCGGCGTCGGGTCGCCCCCCATACCGTAGCCCGCGTAAACGCGGATCGGGTAGACCGTCAGTCCGAACGCGATTCTGTTGATCGCGGCGTAGACCGTCGGCGATGCAGCCATGGCGGCGAGGTCACTGTCTGCCCGTGTCGCGCTCGCGGCCCGGCCGGTGGCGATTCCGAGACGAGGCGGCGGGGTGCGGAGCGAGGACACGCGGCCGAGCGCCTGACGGGCGTACGTGGTGACGGAGCGCCACGCGCGCGCGTACCAGGGCATGCGGAGGAGGGCCATGCTACCCGCCTACGGCGAGAGGGGCCGCCCCGTCAAGGCGGGCACTTTGGCCCCCCTCCCACTACCTCCACCCCATGACCTGCCGCGCCTGTAGCACGTACCGCAGCGCGTCTATACCGTGGTCCGGGCACGTCGCGTCTACGCGGGGCTCCTGCCCGTCGCGCTCCGGAGCCCAGCGCAGCCCCTCCAGCTCGGCGAGGAGCGCGGGACAGTCCTCGGTCACGTACAGGCGCGGACGCACGGGCTCCAGGGTGGCGGGGTCCACCGTGGAGAGGAGCGCCTCGATGAGCGTAAGGCCCGCCTCCACCGAGCCCGAGCCCTTGGCCGCAGGCTGTAGCCACAGCCCCTCCTCAGCGGCGGCGGCGATAGCGCCTGGGCTCTCCGAGTCGGCGACGCGCACGACCTGGACCTCGCCGCGCCCCTCCGGCGTGTCGCGCTCGCGGTCGATGGCCCACCGAATGAGCGTCCGGTCGGGGATTCCGGGCTCGGTCGTACCGCGCCGCTCGGCCAGCTCGGCATAGACCACGACGTCTCCCGGTAGGAGCTCTCGCCCGTCACCGGTCGCGGTCGTCTCGTCCACCTCCCACGCCCACACGACGTGAGGCGAGCGCGAGCCCCAGTCCCATCCCTGAAGCCGGAGGCCGCTCGGACCGGGCCGCATGCGCGGGACGACGTGGACGCCGCGGTTGAACTGCGGAAGGCGCGCCCCCTCCGGCGAGGCGAAGGCGCCGGTGTCACGGCTTGCGCGCTGCCACGCGGGCATCGCCGCGATCATCATCGAGCGAACGTCCTGCGGAATATGGGGGTTGTCTGCCCCATGTAGGTGGGTGGTGCGGAGCCACGGCGGTGCCTTGTCGACCACCTCGCGGTATAGCCAGTCGCCACGACCGCGGAGCGGAGTCAGCGCCATGACCACGCGCCCGCGCTCGTCCACACAGCGGCTCATGGCCGCCGTGAGATTCCCGTGCTTGTTCGGCTGCTCATCGAGCAGGATTCCTCTCGGCGCGGCGCCTTCCCACGTCTGCGGGTCTCCGTCGTACTGCTGATACGCTTTCGAGACGAGCACGCCCCCACCTGGGATGCGCGCTTCACCCTCCGATCGTTTGTCATCCCACCGAAGATACTTCGTGCCGACCGGGAGATACCGCAGGAACTTCGGCCGGATTTGCTCGACGGCGGAGCCGAAGGAGGGCGAGCCGACCCACACGCGGCCCGGTCCTACCGGGATGAGCGCGTCGGGGTATCCGTTCCGCGCGAGCCACATACGGACCCAAGGCACCTCGGCGCGGCGCGCGCGGTCGTAGACGGTGGCGTCACGCCCGGCCGCGAGCGCCGACCCGTACTGCGTGATCACGTCGCTCTTGCCCGCCCGGTTGCCGCCGAGGACGAGCAGGACGAGCACGCTCGGATCGAGCAACGCGAGCAGCGCGCGCTGCTGTGACGTACGTGGTTCCGGCCGGTCCCACAGCGCCGAGTATGCCAGCGGCGTGAGGTCGCGGCGGCGGCGCAGTTCGAGCGCGGCGGCGGCGCGGCGTTCGAGGTCGGCGCGTTCGGGGGTCATGCGAAGAGGCGAGCCTGCGTCGCGACACGATGCGCCGGCTCCCGGTTCATCGTCACCCATTCGGCTTGCTGTTTCGAGAAGGTGCGCTTCTGCCCCTTCCTCCCGGCTGTGATCTCGACGGCGCACCATTCGGGGATCACAACCTCGGCCTCGGAGATCGCGACCGTAGCGCCGAGCGCGGCGTAGGCCCGCGCGTGCCTGACCACCTCGTCGCGCCCGAGCGTCGCAGCGTAGCTCGTGGTCCCCGCGTAGGGCGGATCCATGTAGACGACGCAGCCCTCAAGGTCGCCCGGCGTCCCCATCCAGACGGCCACGTCGGCGGCCTCGGGGATGGTGGGGAGGACGAGGACGGGGGGCCAGCCTTGGGATAGGTTCGCCATTCGCGCGGCCGTGTTCTCGCAGCCGAGCGCACGGTCCCGCTTTTCTTGCCCCCACTGTCCGCCATCGCAACCCGGGCCGCCATAGCCGTGGGTCGGCCCCTTCTCACTGAACGACCAACGGTGCTCGATCGTAACGGCCGCCACCTCCCCCGCCACCCGCTCAAACGCCGCCGCCACATCCCCGACCGGCGTCGCGAAGTCCCCCCCGTACCGCGTGCCCCCGTTGCCCGTGTTCATCAGCGCAGGGCCGGCCATGTTGACGAGGCGGTTTCCCGAGACGATCGCGGCGTACTCGGCGAGGCGGTGGCAGCGGTTTGCCCACGTCGCGGGTCCGGTGTTGTAGGCCACGCCGGTCGCCACGGACGGGTTGAAGCCGCTGTCAGGGTTGCCCTGACGGTAAGCCCAATCCGACTCGGGGAACCGCGCCGCCACATCCTCATCTGCCGAACGCACCGCCCGCGCCTTCCGCTCCGCCCGCAGCCGCTCCCACAGCGCCCGCGGCTCCTCGTC